CAGCGAAAATCTTTGCGGCAACACCAACAGGGTTGTCGTTAATAAACTCCATTAAATCTTTCCAAGAATTACTCACGTAAATCCTCCATCTCATCCTCTAAATTCACGACACTACGTTTCAACATGCGAACATCATCAGCCAACGAATCAATTTTACTATGCAAATCCGATAAGGACTTGCCACCATTAGTGCTAGGCTGAATCTGATAGGTTGCTTCCTTAATTTTCTGGTTAATCCACCAACCCAGTGAACCCAAAAGAATACCCACAATCGTCAGAGAAGTGAGAACAAGACCAGCAGTTTCAACAGGAGACATCACACACTTCTTAAAAGTAACGTGAGTACACCACCGATATTTTTACGATCACCACGGGAAGGAGCCAACGTCTTCTTCCAAGTAACCTGCTCCACATACACTTCAAGCTGTTCACCAGTAGTGTGATCACGGAACACAACAGTGTTGCCAATATTTTCCATCTGTTTCAATGCAATAAACCTGTCGTAGGCACCATTCGACTTGCCGTAAGATGCACCCTGCCGATCCTTCTCAAAATCAAACATGCGTACAGGTATCTGGATTAGTTCATTACGCTTAGGTGACGGCATGGCACGCAACTGGTAGCCAATCATCCTGGCTGAACAGGAACATTCAGGGTTAGATTCTAAATGGAAAGCCAACCACAAGTCAGGTGTAGGTAACGGTGCTGCAGCATTTAATTTACCTGTAGCATCATTGTTTACTGTGTTAACAGTAATCACACTATCCCAAGTTGAAGGCGTGCCAGCGTTAGTTACTGAAGCATACGCCTCTATTGAACCTTGTAAACCGTTTACACCAATAAGGCGAAGGTCACGCCATGATTTGTTTTCCATCACACCAAGACGGATACGACCAGTTTCAAGCCAACCTTCCGAAACAAACGTAGCCATTTCACGGAACACACCAGTACCGTTCACACTAAACCATAAACGGTCACCAGCAATAGTGACACTACGAGCCTCACCTGTGGTACTCACAGGGGCAACAAGGTCAGGTGCGTAAGCGAACTGTAAACTAGACGAGAATGAAGTATTGTTTAACGACTGTCCAAGATTGATACGATACAAGCCTGCACGTTGCACACCATTACCGGCTTCACCTTTATCACGCACAGTCACATACACGTATTTTCCGTAAGCAACAGCATCATCCACATGTGAATTGTTAAAAATAAGTGGACCCATAGTGAGGGTTCCGTTATCTGAAATGGATGCAACCCTGCACCCTTCAGAAGTACCAATAATAAGGAACGAACCCACATACGAATACATGGATAAGACTTGTTCACCGCGAGGCATTTCAGCAACCACTACGGGTACACTCAATGTTACCGTGGTTGTTGTTGCAACAACATCAATCTTATAGATTAAAGATTCTTCACCATCATAACCTGAAACATAAATAGCTGTAGGTCCTTCAGAAAAATCAGACCACACCCATCCACTATTCGGATGTTCATATAGTTCTGCCGGTAGTGTCGCTGACGTTGGTGTTAAGTCAGTGATCTCAAAAATTTTATTGTTTTCACCATACATAAGACGAGACTTCACGAAACGTAACACGGATGAAGTAACAGTAGTGGCATCTTTATTATATATTTTAGTGCCAGAACTTGACGGCTCATTACCACGGTAAATACCGCTACTATCTCCAGCCAACCAATACTGTCCCGTAGTGGTCAACGAGTTAATGTTTGCCGTACCACCCCACGTTACAGCGGCAGCAGTACCAGTAGTGGGAACGAAAGTTAAAACGTTACCACCAGCATGCAAAACACCAGTGTCAACACCAAGGATTTGTTGACTAGCAGCCGCTGAAGCAAACTTGCTTTCAGTATTTTTCAGTAACTGTAACTGTCCAGGAGTCCAAGGATCAACACCACCACTACGGTAATACCTGAATGATGCTTCCTCCGCTGCAACTTCGAGTGGTTCAGCTGAAGATAAACCTGCACCGTAATGCCATGAAGCTTGCGACCTAATCCATAAACCTGAATCAAGTGACTGTTCACCTGGGCTTCGTTCCGTGTCGATACGTTCCCTACGGAATTTACCTGTCTCACGAATGATAGGATCTTGATCGCTAGTGGCATACAGGAAGTTGAGTCCACCGATAGTGCAATCCCATGCTAAAGAATCAGGACCGTAAGAGCCTTGCCCTTCATTGAAGGTTAAACCGAAACCTAACGGTTCAACAACTTCTTCAGTATAGTCAACAGCCACGAGAATCCTTCACTATTTGGGCATAGAAAAATGAGCCGTTTATCCACATGCTCAGGTGGTTTAGGCTAGTTTTTTGGGAAACTATTCAGTGATAGTTTCTGCCGTATCTGTTACGATACTGTTAGCAGGAAACAAACCTGCTTTTAATGCTTCGTTTTCTGCAACCAACCTGCCAAGAAGATTCACAATAAACTGTGGCACTTCAACAGTGGTTGGTTCAACAGTTTCATTCAATGTTTCCATACGTTTCCTCCACCATTATCCGCACATGCTCGTCAGTTCTACCTATCCGTATCCATTTACAGAAACATTCGCCCCTGCCTACAGCCTGTGGACATAGAACATCATGTTTCATGGAGTGGATTGTATCACACGGTTTACGGTTGTGTAGGCCACACTGCTTTACGAGGGTCAGTCGTGTTGTCTGGCAGGTCACGCAATGCTTGACGGTACTC